TATTGCAATTGACGAAAACACGAACGCTGACGGCTACCACTACGACGTTATGAGCATAGAGAGCTACGACTTTGGCAGTAACCTCGTGACACCGAAGAATCCTAAACACGCATTTGCGGGCTATCCTATAAACCAAGAAGTAACAACAGATGGCATATAAGAACGACGGCACGTTCAACGTGCTTTACAAAACACGTAATAAGATTGCTAAGACTTTGCGCCGTATCATTGCCGAAGAAAACCTAATCGACACCGAGGCCCTTTACGACTCGATACGAATAAACGCCAAGATACCCGCGTTAGGTGAATTAGAAATACAGATTTTGGCAATGTACTATTTTGGGTTCTTGAACAATGGAACTATAAATATGTTGCCCTTTGACCTTTGCGCCAAGCTTACAGCACGCCTAAACGCCGAGGGTACAACCGCCGAAATTTACCAGCAATACACAGAATGGATGGCGAAGCGCTACCCTATCTTACAAGTAGCCAGGATCCTCGGGGAAAAGAAAAGCATTGTTTACACGTTCGAACCAATCGGCGGTAGTTTTGACGCAGCGTTAAAGTTTAGGGGTTTCTAAATACCCCATTTCCTTACGCATCGACAACATATTAAAAACGAAGATTAAGGGCAGTTCACCGACTGCCTTTATTTTTGTTATGTCACCTTCGCAAAGGTCAAATAAAAGACTTTCCCACCCCCATTTCTTAGACTTCTTAGCTTGTTCCTGGGCGTCAAGTGCGCCCTTGTATTCTTCTAAGCTGTCAAAATCCTTAACGTCTAGGGGTTCGTCGTCGTCTTCGTCGTCTTCGTTAAATAAGTTTTCGTATTTCTTTAGAAAGTCGTCGCGCCATCTTAAGAACTCGGGAATAAGCCCGTAAACTTGGGTAATGTTTAGGTCGTCGAACTTGTCGTAAACATCAAACGGGTTAAACACGTAGGGTTCAAATTCAATATTACCCCAACTATCGGTATTAATGCGCCTGTAAAACACGGACACAATATGCGAAATGTGCTTTAGGTAGTCGTTTGACAAGAAAAAGTTAAGGTCTATAAACTCATCTAAGGAAAGCTTCTTAAACGGCTTTAAAATGTACGTGTCGCCGTCTATAATTACTTCGCTTACATGGGCTTTCTTAGGCTCGCTAAGCACCCATTTAGCCGACTTAAATAGTTCGCCTATTTCTTCTAAAGAAAGTTCTTCTAAGTCTTCGCTAGGTACGTCTAAAAGAATTGCAAGCGTTTCTAGTTGCGTGTTAAAAAAACCTTCGGAGTCTTTGAGTTCGCGAAGTTCTTTAAATTGGTACAACTTGACCTCATGCCACCCCTTCGGTACTATCATTTAAGCTTTGAACTTGTTTGTTAATGGTCTCGGCAATAGCTACTAGGTAAGGAACGGCAACTTCGGCGGGCATTTCACGAATAATCTTAGCCTTTAGTTTAATGTGCGCGTCGGTGTAGTGTTCTGTTTTGCTTAGGTCGTCACGTTTAAAGATTACCGCCAATGCTTCGGAAATAAACCCTTTGTGTTTGTGCGCTAGTATCTTTTCAATGTGTTTGGTGTCTTTGGCTGTAAGTTTAAAGTCCTGGTCGTAGGCTTGGTAAGTGTACCCGTCAGCTTCGAAACGCTTTAATAAGATACCTTCGGGCGCTTTAGCTGTGTTAAAAAGACGGATTGCTTCTTTGAAGTCTTCGAAATCCATGTCTTCGGCTTCTTGAACACCCATGTACTTGAAAACTTCTAGGTGTTTTTCGACGTTGTCTAGTTTAGGGTTAGCGTGAATTTCCGTAATGTCTTCGAATTGCTGAATTGTGAGTTCGTTTAACTCGTTCGGAATGTCTTTATTACAAATTGTTACCATAGTTTTTTTGAACAAATATAAGGGTTTTTTAATATGGTTATGGTTAATGACTTACCCATTTACAAAATAACTATTGACCCCGAATACTCGGACGGCGAAGACTTAGGCATTGAACAAATAGCCTTCACTTCAAACCCAGCTATAAAAGTTCGCGGCCTAGCTTTCGAAAACGTTGCAAAGCGTTTCTTTTCCGATAGTTTAAAGTACCGCGTTACTGCGCCCGCAATGATTCCTATGGAAATTTACAGACGCGACGACGACGGGGAATACTACGTACAATTCGACGAACAAACCATCGAGCAAATTTACGTCAAGTTCATGAAAGACCTATCGAATAGAAACGTCTTTAACCTAGAGCATGACCAAAGTAAAGAAGTTCCCGCTTACATTCTTGAAGCGTGGATAGTCGAAAACCCTACCCAAGACAAAGCACTTACAACCTACGGCATCGAAGTTCCAAAAGGAACGCTTATGCTAACGGCACAAATTACCGATGTCGACTATTACAACCAACTAGTAAAAGACGAACAAGTAGGTTTTTCAATCGAAGGCTTTTTGGGAATGAAATTAAGTAAACACTTAAAACAAAATAACATGAATTTCCCAGACGGAGAACACACAATCGACGGAAAAATCTACGTTGTAAAAGACGGCGAAGTAACCGAAATTAGAGACGTAGTAGTAGAAGAAGCTATGGCAGAAGTAACAGAAGAAGTTACCGAAGAAGTAGCAATGGAGGACACGAGCGTAACCGAAGAAGAAGTAGTAGAAGAAGAAGTAGCCGCTGAAATGGCGGTGGATCCTGCTGCTGATTCCGAAGCTATCATGGCTATCGTTATGCCATTAATCGAAGAACGCGAACGTGCATTAATTGGCATGATTGCAGACCTTAAAAACCAAATCGAAGAACTCGGCGTAATCAAAGAAGAAGAAGAAATCGAAATGGCTAAAGACACGAAGTTATCAGCTTTTGACAAGTTCAAAATGTTTCGTGCATCAAACAAGTAAACAAGTAAAAACAAAATAAAAACCAAACAAACAAATGAGAAATCTAAAATTTGACTTGGACGTAGAAACAAACGCGCTTCTTTGTCCTAACCCAGATGAGTTCTACTCAAAAGCTTATTTAACCGAAGACATCGCGGACAATTACCGCACGCTTCCTGGCATTAAGTCAGCTACTAAATTGGCTAACGTTACTTTCGGCAACATTCTTGCGCCGTCAACTTGTAACTTTACTGCCCCTACTGACAACCTCGACGCTATCGACATTGACGTATGTGCCTTAAGCGCAATGAGTTCTATCTGTCAATTTGACCTCGAGCAATCTTTCTTAGCTTTGCAAATGTCCCAAGGTTCAAACGGCGATTTCAGCGTGCCTTCTTTCATGGCTTATTACTGGAATGAAATGGCTGCCCGTATCGGTAACGACCTCGAACTTATCCGTTGGCAAGGTGACACAACAAGCTTAGACCCTGTTCTTTCTTTGTGTGACGGCTACCTTAAAAAATTGTGTGCAGACGTAGCAGTAGAAGGTCTTTACGCGGGTGCTATTACTAGCGCTAACGTAATCGACCAAATGACTGCTGTACTTAAAGCTTCGCCAGCTGCGGTTCAAGCTAAGCGTGCAGACCTTCGTTTGTTCGTTTCTAGCGACGTTTTCGTAAACTACCAAATTGCTGCTGCATCTGGTAACACGCAGACTTATGTTACTGCACCACTTGCACCGACGTTCTTAGGTATTAAGATTGTTCTTGCTGAGGGTATGCCTGTTAACACTATGGTCTTGGCGTTGAAAACCGATCTTATTTATAGTTTTGATGCTGAAGGTGACTCTAAAGCTTTGAAAGCGGTTAACCTTTCTGACTCAGTTGCTGAGCCATATATCCGCACACGTGCGAACTTAAAAGCTGGTTTCCACTATACTAACCCTTCACAAATTGTTGTTTACAACGTTTGTTTTGACTAGTCGTTAACCATCAATTAAATTAACGGGGCGGCCATAAAACGCCGCCCTTTTTTATAACCAAAAAAAATACGAAATCATGGCTTGTGCTACACTCGAAGAAATCCTAAAAGGATGTGACAACAATAGCGGCGGTATTTACACCCTATTAATTAACCAACAAGACAACATTGGTAACCCGACAACGGACGAAACAGGAACAAATTACATTGTTACTGCAATCCCACACACCGAGCCTTATGTTGCTTTAGAATTTAAACGTAATACGGGTAACTTTACCGAAGACGGAACTATTGACTTAGTAAATGGTTCTTCTTACGTTACGCAAACTATTAACCTAATGTTCCACCGACGCGACCAAGAAAAAAGCCGCGCAATCAAAATTCTTGGCGCTGGTCAACAATACTTGAATGCGGTTGTAGGTGACGCAAACGGGAAATATTGGTACTTCCCATTCTTGCAAGTAACAGCTTACGGCGAAGGTTCTGGAACTGCCCGCGCTGACGGCTCAAAGTATTCACTTACTTTGGTTGCTGAGAACCCAGAATTGGCTTACGAAGTAGACGCAGACATTATTGCTGGTTTATTAGTGTAATTTTCTTCTTACCAAACATAGTTAGCCCCCTCATTGTAGGGGGTTTTCTGTTTGAACAAGTCCCAAACGT